CGCACGCCCAGCCAAACAGCACCAATACCACAAACAACCTTTAAGATCGTAATAGCGTGAGGATACTTGTTGTCTTTAAAAATCTTATCCAAGATGGAGGCTTCATCTTCTTGCTCAGCTTGTTCAATTTGAGCATAAATGTGGACTGATTCTGGGTCGTCACTTTTATTATAATAGACAGAAGGATCACCCTGTTGTTCAGCGATGGATAGCTGATCTAGGGTTAGGGCATCATCCCAAGAGGAAGTGTCTGCTTGATGTTCGTAATAGATTTCCCTGAGTTCGGGATTACAGTACCTACAAGGGCCAAAAATGGCTTCTTTATGAAAACCATCTTTAGCAACCCAGTCAAGATAGCCTTCGAGGCTGTCTTCACTGTGTGGTACATAGCAGAAATACTCTTCTGACCATAGAAAATAAAAGGCCAATTGAACACATTCTGGATCATCAATCTGGGGATGAAGATACTCCACATAGCTGTCACCACGTTCTGTCCTGTAAAAGACGACTTTACGGTCCCAGCAATAGTAGAAATCTTCTCCCCAGCCTTCATCAAAAAGACCATCCTTGAGAGCTTGGGCTTGTTGTTCTGCCCAGATATAGTTAGTGTCCCAGTTTCCGTAAGGCTCTGTACATTGCCTAACTCGATCTAGGTCTTCACCACAATCTGGGTGACCACAGCAGGGGCACTGCTGAAAGTCTGCCAAGTAAAGATCAAAGGAGATACCTTCCAGGTCTTCGTCAAAACGTGATGGATGATGATGTCCATGAACTAGATGGTTAATCTTCCTATCAAGATGTTCTTGATCTCTGGTGTCCCACTGCATATATCTCTCTGTGGCAGCTTCTTGCTGCGCTCCAAAGTAGAAATTTCTTTGCATTGAAACATCCTCAGGAGTAACCTGAGCACCACCAACCCGCAAATCGGGAGGAGGTTGAACAAATCCAACCTGTTTAATTTCTTGGTTTTTGTCATGCCACTTGTTGAAAATTGGCATCATGTGGAGAATGCAATCTGAAAAAGACATCTTAGAACCGATGTATCGGTTACTATACTTATCCAATTGTTGGAAAGAATAGCGAGTCATGTCTGTAAGGTCGTTTGAAGCGTCCTTATTCAAAGAAAGTTCCCACACGAAGTTTCGTCTTCGATAAATGGCCTCTGGCTGAACGATTTCAACTGGAGTCGGATAGGGATTGTTTGTTGTCAAAATTACTAACTTAGAGTCGAATGCACGACCTTTATCAGCAATAGAAGCTTGGGGAGGAGACCAGGGATTCGCGGAGACAATGGCAATAAAGTCTCTCATTTCGGAGTTTTCAGGGGAAGAAGAACGAGATTGTCCCCAATCATCAACTACATACACTGATTGTTGTCTGTAATTGGTGTGGTACTTATCACATGAGCTACGGAAATAGATGAACTCTCCGTCTGACTTCACTGGAACTGTACACCCCCATTCAGGAGCGCACAAGTTCACAGCTAGTGCTCTAGTTATAACAGATTTACCAACACCAGGAGCTGAGGTGAGGGTGACACAGAATGGAGTGTCTCTGACTTCTTCTTGATGAGCATTTTCATAGCTCACAGCAAAATTAGCCAACTTTCTGATGTTATCTCTTAGAAGGCTGATGACACGAGATTCAGGACTCAATTCTTTTGAAGCAATTGCGTTTTCAATGTTAGTGGAAATTTGGCAAAGTTCCCGCAGTTCAGTAGCAGTGGATTTGCTAGCAAACATTGCATCTCTCTTCGTAGGATCAGTGAGGATGTTCACTCGAGAGATAAAAGATTGGATGTTAATCTTCTCTTTCCTAAGCCAATTTTCAAAGCCCTCAGTAAAAGTACCGGGAGCAAACTGTTGGATCATTGTTTTACGGATCCAATCAATGACTGTTCCGCAAAATGCTTCTGCATTGTTTTCAATTTTCTTCGCAATGAGATTCGTTGTTGCTTGTTTGTAAGCACGAGTTGCGATTTTAGAAATCTCAAAAGTCGACTCACACAGGAAAGAGGCTCCTATCAAAGAGCCCACTCCTACTGCCAGAGCACCCGATGTTGCCCAGAATTTCGAATCTGGTACAAAATCGTCGAAGCCCCCTTGGGCTTCTGCGACAGTAGCTCCGCCTTGTATTGAACCTTGCGGGGCGGTTCCTGTGGCCCAAGACAGCAAATGTTGCGCTGTAGGCCAAATGCGATTAAAATAATCCCAAATGTTGTCCATAAGGGAAGTATAGTTCACAAAAATTTTGAGGATTTCCAAAATGATAATTGGAATCGTTGGTTTCAGGGAAATGGTGCCCAAGGCCAAAGTGACCTGAGCAACAAGCTTATCTTTGTTTGTGGAGAAAAAGCTAGCAACTCCATTGGTGACTTTCTGGGACTCACCAGCTACAACTGCGGCTGCGTCACTAAGTTTGTCAAGTGAACGCAATCCAGAGTCAATTCTGGTGGTAACAGCACTGGGAACCACCCAGTCATAAAGTCCTTGCTGTTCTGCAAAGAACTCATCGAATTCATGTTCACCCTTCTTAAGGGCAGCAATCTTTCGACGCCGCTGTTCGTTAGTCTTCATAACATCAAGGTTTCTTTTCGCAACTTTAAAGGCTGCGACTTCTGCCTTGACATTATCTTTCCGGGAGCAACGCTTTTTGCGATATCTCTCCGAAGGTCGTACTTCACCGGGATAAGGGTATTTCAAGAAGGATCGGTCCGAGGTTTCCAAAGGGGTCTGTTCAAAAATCCGGTTAAAACACTCCATAACTTACACACTGAAGATAATACTCTTAAAAGACTCAATAGTTTTACACTCCTAACGGGTTGCTACCCCAGATAAGCTATTTGAAGACTACTTCTTGCCTCTTATTGTCAACTGACTCAAAGAAGAGCTAATGAACGAAGGAATGAAAATGAAAAGAATCCTACGGTGAAGGACACTGTTTATAAAAGCCCTTGCCAAAGATAGAACCACCCATCTGATATCAGGGTTAAGAGGACACTCAGTCCAATTCTATAACTGTGAAACAAGATTGTTGAAAACAGGCCGTAGCGCATTTATTCTTTCTCATGAGGTAATACCAACACGGGTAAAACCGGCTAACCTATTTAATTCTCTTTCGCCAAAAGAGACAACCCATTCCTAAACGGGCACGAAATCTAATGGGATTACCACTAGTTCAGGGTACGGACAGTAGTGTAACAACCTCAGAAGGTGCTACAGCCCAGGAGAAACGTCCGTCGTCTCCAAAGGTCTTAAAGACTTCAATGTAAATGACTGGGATTTCTCCCACTGTTGGTAAGTCAGAAACATCTGAAGCTGTCACCTCAATGGTCAAATAACCAGAGGAAAACACACTCTCGTCATAATCAAGTGCAGATGTGATGGCTAATTGGTTGTAATTAGAGGTGTAAGGTGTTGTGATTTGCAAAGCGTTCTGTTGACCTAAAATTGTGGAATGACAGGGAAAAGCTGTAAATTCATAAAATGAGGGCAAATCTTGTGGGACGTCGTTGATGTGGTCCACACCCGGATGATACCTTGCCGTGATTTTCTTGTTCGTCATAGGGGAATAAGGGATGATGGTCCAATCAAGAGCACCAGAATAGAACACAAATCCTGTACCAAGCGAGGCTAGGTAGTTTTGTTCAGGATTTACCTTCCAGTGAACGTCTTCCACAATACGAGAAGGGGAAGTTGTCTGTGAGGCTTCTCCAGTATAGAACGGATTGTTCCAAAAACTAGTTTGGCCGTAATACATTACTGTATCACCAGGAAGGGTTGCAGAGTTTGCAGTTCGCAACGGTATTCTAAACATGCCAAGTAAGTTAGCTCTTCGACAGGGGTCTCGAACATCACCTACGGCTTGATTAGTCATTTGACAGGGGGGCATTGATCGCATGTTGTTTATTTTTGAAGAATTTTCATCAATATTATACTCAGGATTAGTGTCACCTTGCTGTTCAGCTGCTTGAGGAGGGATTGGAGGGGGGACATTGGAGTTGATTATATCTCCAGACATGTGTTGAAAGGGATCTTTTAAAAGTGTCTCACAGAAAAAGTCATCTCCAGCAGAAATCCAAACATTACAATGTACAGTTCCAGGAACTGCATTCGTTGTTGTTAGACGTCCAGTCACTCTCACTTCTAACCACCCAAGAATGGTGGTATCATCCAAAGAGCTATAATCGACTATAGACCAATCGGCCCAAGTCTTTCTAGGTATGGCAGACACCCATCCAGGGCAAAATTCAAAATTCTTTTCTCCTGCGACGTCAAACTCAACCGTAGAAGCGCACGTTGTTTGCACTAAAGTTTGTTCCATACGGTTTGCGTAATTGTTGGGAATAAAAGTGGCGATAACTTTTCCAGTATGAATGGAAGTAGTTACAAATTGAAAATGATACTTAATTGAACCAGACCAGAATTTAAAAAGAGAACTGTATTTGGATAAATAAGTAGGTGAGATGTATCGCCCGGTGCCAATTCCTTGAGAGCCGTCCGCATAGTAAATACGCACGTCATCGTCTTCGTAATGACACAAAGCTGGGGTAACAGGGATGTTGTAAAGGAGATCTCCAGGAGCATTTGTGGAGGCCCAATCAAACTGGGCACACATCATAGGGATCTTCATGAGATTGGCAAATTTTTGTTCCGAGGGATCAGAAGAGGAAAAGTCAATGTCAGTGTAGCCCCCTACTGGGGCGGCATCTAGGCGAACAGCACCGTTGATACCTTGTGTGTGTGCAAGTGGGGTGATGGGAAAAATCATGTTGTGTACTGCTCGAAGTGGATCAGATGGTTTGTCCATAAACAACCCAGCAAAATCTATGGCGGTTTTAGCACCAGTAGCTATTGCTCCACCCCAGTTTCCAGTGAGGACATTCCAAACAGTTCCTGCAACGCCACCGAGTATCCCAATACCTTTTGACCACCAGTTGGTAGGTGGTGACTGAGGAGGAGGTCCATAAGAATCAACTCCTTCAGAAGTAGGCTGCTCAACAAAACCAGACATGTCTGGATTGTCAATAATGGGAGAATCGTCAACGTCAGCAGTGTCTCCTTGGAGTTCCGCCACCATTGGAATTTGGGGGATGTGGTCCCAGATGGGCACAGCAGTCTCGCATGCTACGAACTGCATCCACATTTGGACTGTAACAACTGAAGATGATGTGGCTGACGCCTCAAGAGGGTTAATCACCATCACTCCAATTCTTCCCATGTTAGAAATGGGGTCGACAGAATTTGTTGTTAAACAGGATTGGGGATGTTCAAAGCGAATATGTAAATCTGTTGGTGAAGAGTCACAAGCTTGAATGTCTTTGTGTGGTTGTCCAGATGTTGTAAAGATGGTAGGTCTCTTGCGAAGAGGTTTTCCAGTGTACAATTGACGCGCTGCTAATGTAGCAGAGTACTGTGTAAAAGGATCGTACCACAGTCTTAGCAAACCCATGTGTTGTGGGGTTGCATTAATTTGAACTGTAATTTTGATGTCGGGTTTGTAAAACACGTACATTTGAAGTAACAGTTTGTGAAAAGTCGGGTTGGCTGCGAAAGCGGCCGGAAGTTCATACTGAAGGAACTGAGTTCCCGCAGCAGCTCCTGTATTCCATTCAAAAGAAGAAAGTCGAACGGGCGACTGAAAAATTTTGATAGCATCCATATAGCTTTCACCAATGGCGTGCTTAAACATAGAAGGAGTGCGGGGAACACCTAAAAAGGTATCCCCAGCAATCTGCTGTCTTGAGTCCTCGTAGGTCACATGACCTGACGTGGTGGTTGAAGTCTGTTTAGGGAAAATAGATTGTTGCGCAGTCAGTGTTACTCAGATAGCCGATGACTATTGGTCAATCTGAGGGGAAGCTTCTATAAAGGCGCCCGAGATAAATATCTCTCCTTTTAGAAAAGCCTCTCTCTCCTGTAGCGTGGTCCTAAGCTTCGGGTAGGAACCACTTATAACTCAATAGAGAAAGAGGTTTACAAAACGTCACATAACATAAAACATGTAGGGTGAGAATTGGAAGAGGGGGGGGGGGAAGTCCGATAATAATAAGATTAGAGTCGGATGAATACGCACTTAGTTTCTGTTAAAATACACAAAAGTTGTAGTAGGCACTAAAGCCAGTACAGGTCTTCTGCATCTTCACTAAGGTGGTGATATCTTACATATCAACATATACAAGGGGTGGTAAAACCCGGAGTACACATTAACATGCGGGGGAAGGGGATTATCAAACCGGAAGTCAAACTTCCGCTTTAACAAAGAGGACAGAAATTATTTACGTAAATTTCAATAAACCGGTCTTAATATAAGTCATTAAGCAGAACTTGTCCAAATTGAATTTGGGCAGAAGGCGATAATTGTTAACCACAAATACCAAAGGTATGAAAAGAAGATACGGTGTAGCATCTTCGTCTCCAATGACGAATCAAGGATACCATAGCTTTAGCCACAGCGGCGGGTGTTTAGTCCGACGCCACAGCTTAATAACCATGGCAACTTAATAAGTCACTAAAAACAAAGAATACATACAGAACGTATG